AATGTTAATGGAGATTTAGGAGGTTTTATATCTGAGTTGGGAAAATCTAAACTTGAAAATTTAGATTTTAGTGATTATGATGAAACTTGGACACACGAAAATATAGAAGCATCTTGGACAAGTGTAAGCGGTTATGGTATTTACTATCCTTTAATTGATATCGGAGGAGTAACTACAAATGATTTAGATTTTCAGTATGAAGCATTCAAACCTGCTTTATATGTTAAGGAGTATTTAGAGAAGATAATAGCAGGAACGGATTACACTTGGGAGTTTCCATTGTTAGAAACTGATTTATTTAAAAGATTAATAATTCCTTGTAATCAAAAGATACTGAGTAAATATTCAAATATTGCTTTGGAAGCAAATCCTACTGCTAATACTTATAATAATCCTTCAAATGTTCATTATACTGCAACAACTTTAGGAAATTTTACTTTAGGTGGAGGTAATCAAGAATTTACATATACTCCTGCTGCTGCAATGAATGATGAAATAATATGTTCAGTATTTGGACAAATTAATTCTGTTCATAGTGGAACTACTGCAACATTTACTTTATATAAAGGTGCAGCAGTATTAGAACAACAAACAATTTCAGTTGCTTCATTACCTGCATTTTTTAATGTTGATTTATCTATTAATAACGTTACATTTAATCAGAATGATATATTAAGAGTAGGTATTACTTCAAATGTTCAACAGATTCAACAATATGGTGGACAATTACAGGTTATAAGTTTATTACCTACAACTGTGAACATAGGATATGGAGATGTTATAACAATTAATGATACAATCCCACACGGAATTTATCAAAAGGATTTTTTCATAAGCATTTGTAAAATGTTCAATCTTTATGTTTATGATGACCAATTTGATGAGAAAAAACTTCATATAAAGCCATATATTGACTTCTATTCAGGAACAACACAGGATTGGACTAATAAGGTAGACAGGTCAAAGGCTTGGTCAATTAAACCAATGAGTGAACTTAATAGTAGATTCTATCAGTTTAAATATAAGCCTGATAATGATTACTATAATGAGAATTATCGTAAAAGATATAATGAAGGATATGGAGATAGATTGTATGATTCAGAATTTCAATTTGCTAATAATACAAGTTCAACAGAGGTAATATTTTCAGCCACTCCATTATATCAAGCAACAGGAAGAGATAAAGTTTATTCTGCAATCTATAAAAAATCAAATGATAATGCAGCAAAAGACCAGATGGATTTTAATATTAGAATCCTTCAGGCTCAAAAGATAACAGGTAGAACGAATTGGAAAATAAAAAATGGTGCATCAAACTTAATAACATTAAATGCTTATGGTTATGCAGGACATCTGCAATTTAATAATTCATTACTACCATTAAATGATATCAATTTTGGAGCTCCAAATGAGCTTTATTTTACTGCAGAATCATATCCTACTACTAACCTATTCAATGCCTATTATAGTGATTATATGGCTGAAATAACGGATAAAGATAGTAAGTTATTAACCTGTCAGGTTTTATTAAATGCTCTTGATATTCAACAACTTGATTTCAGTAGATTAGTTTGGATAGATGGCATATTATTCAGGATAAACAAAGTGATAAATTATAATCCTATGAATTATACCACAACTAAAGTGGAATTACTTAAAGTGATAACAAAAACATTCTAAATGGCACAATTAGATTTTCAAATAAATGTTGGTGGTAATGCAGGGGAAGCAGTTGGCTCACTTAAAAAACAATTAAGAGAAGCACAGGCAGAAGTTACTATTTTAGCTGATAAGTTTGGTGCAACATCAAAAGAAGCTATTGAGGCAGCAAAAAGAGCAGCACAATTAAGGGATAGAATTGGAGATGCCAAAGCATTAACAGATGCTTTTAATCCAGATGCTAAATTTAAAGCATTAACATCATCTTTATCTGGAGTGGCAGGTGGATTTGCAGCAGTTCAAGGCTCAATAGGTTTATTTGGTGGAGAAGCAAAGAATGTTGAGAAGGCACTTTTAAAGGTGCAATCTGCAATGGCACTTTCGCAAGGTTTACAAGCTATTGGAGAATCAGTTGATTCATTTAAACAACTAAAAGCAGTTGTTATTGATGTAGGAACTAAAGCATTTGGCTCATTAAGAGCAGCAATTATATCAACAGGAATAGGTGCATTAGCTATTGCTTTAGGTTTACTAATAGCAAACTTTGATGCGGTTAAAAAATATGTACTTAATCTCATTCCTGCACTTGGAAAGGTTGCTGATTTTATTGGAAATCTTGTAAATAAGATAACTGATTTTGTTGGTATAACAAGTGAAGCAGGAAGGGCAACTGCTAAACTTATTAAAGATAATGAGAAGGCAATTAAAGAAGGAGAAAGATTCCTTGATTTAAATGCTGATAAATATGATACTTATACTCAAAGAAAAATAAAAGCTAATCTTGAATTTAAGAAAAAGCAGAATGAGTTTTTAAATGATGAGGCTTTAAGTGAGGCTGAAAAGATAAAGTTTGTTAAAGAAGCAAGGGATAAAGCTAACAGAGAAATATTAGCTTCAGATGAAGAAAGAAATGCTAAACAAAATGAAGCAAATCAAAAGGCTTATGAAGAGCAACAAAAGAAAATTAAGGAAAGAAGAGATGCTGAATTAAAAGCAGAAGAAGATTACCAGAAGCAAAACAAAGAAAATGCTGATAGAAGGAAAGCAGATTTAGCAAAAGGTCAAGAAGATATTGATAAAGAAAATGCTGCTAAAAAAGAAGAACAAGTAAAGAATGATGCAGATTTATTAGAAAGATTAGGAGATAGAGGTAAGGCAACAATAAAAATTGCTGACGATACTATTGAAACAAATCAAAGAATTGCACAATCTAAAATTGCTTTAGCTGAATTAGAGAAACAAAAGACAGAGGAGCAGACTAATATGGCTATGCAATCTCTTGATATTTTAAGTGGATTGGTAGATAAAAATAGTATTGCAGGTAAGGCTATCGCAGTTGCTCAATCAATTATAAATACTTATCAGGGTGCTTCAAAAGCTATTGCACAGGGTGGAACATTCGGACCAATACTTGCAGGGGTAACAATCGCAGCAGGTTTATTAAATGTAAAGAAAATAGTAAGTACAAAAATACCTTCTGCTAAAGGTTCTGGAGATGTAGGAGGAGGTGGCTCTGTACCTTCAATATCTTCTGCTGCACCTATACAAGCACAGATTCCACAGGCACAAATGACACAACTTAATTCATCCACAATTAATGCTTTAGGAAATCAAGCAATTAAAGCCTATGTAGTTGAAACAGATGTAACAACTAACCAACAGAGAATCAAAGCCATACAACAAAGAGCAAGGTTTGATTGATAAATAATAAAAATTAAAACATTTATAGTTATGGAATTACCTATTTACGAATTGATGATAAATGAAGATATGCAAGATGATGCTGAGGTATCATTTATTGCTTTGGTAGATAAACCTGCAATACAAAGAAATTGGAATGCGTTTAAAGAGAATGTTAAGTTTCAAATCGTTTCTGAAGATAAGCAAATTATCTCTGGTCCTGTTATGTTGGCTGATTCTCCTATCTATCGCAATGATGCTACTAATGGGGAGTATTATGTGGTTTTTAGCAAAGACACTATTTTTAAGATTGCTCAAAAGTTTTTTAAAAAAGGATATCAAGCAAATGTAAACTTAATGCACGATAGCAATCAGCAGGTAAGCGGAGTAACTATGTTTGAATCTTTTATATGTGATACTGAAAGAGGTATATTACCAATGAGGGGTTTTGAAGATGCACCTGATGGAAGTTGGTTTGGTAGTTTTAAGGTAGAGAATCCAGAAGTATGGACAATGATTAAAGAAGGTAATGTTAAAGGATTTTCAGTTGAGGGAATATTTGAATATTCAAAGGCTAAAACAAAAGAAGCACAATTATTAGATAGCATTAAAGATATTCTGCTATCTGTTAAGTGATAAACATTAAATAAAATAAACATTTACAATTATGAACGCAAAAGACGCAATCTTAAAAATTAGGGCATTATTTGAAGATATGCCTGTTGAAACTGCAAAAGATATGATGCCAACTAAAATGGCTGAATATTCATTGATGGATGGAACTAAAGTTGATATTACTGAACTTGCTATTGGTGGTGCAGTAACATTGGCTGATGGCTCTCCTGCTCCAATGGGCGAACATCAACTTGCTGATGGAACTTCAATACAAGTGGATGATAAAGGTATTATCATAGAAGTTGCTTCTCCTGCAGAAGATGCTATTCCTGAAGAGGTTATGCCTGAAGATATGGGAAAAAAGCAAGATGCTAAAATGGAAGAGATGCAATCTGATTTCAATAAGCAAATTGATGAATTAAAGGCTATCAATAGTGCATTGCAATCAAAAATTCAAGATATTGAGTTCAAAAATAAAGAAGGATTTAGTTTGGTAGTATCAATGATGGAAGAGTTCAGCAAAGTACCTTCTGCTGACCCTATTGAAGCACCTAAATCATTTAAGTTTGAGCAATCGAAAGACATTAAGTTTGATAGACTTAATAAATATAGAAACGCAATTTTAAACAATAAAAATTAAATACAATGGCATTTAGCGTAAGTTCATTAGCAGATTATACAAGAGAGAACGAAGCATTGCTCGTTACTAACTCTGTACTTGGTGCAAAAACTGCTGCCTTGATTAAATCTTCTGGCAATGTAATGGTAGGAGTGAAATCAAGTGAGCAAATCAATGTTATGGATACAGATGCATTTTTTCAAGCAGGTGGAACTTGCGGATTCAATGCTTCAGGAACAACTTCTTTCACACAAAGACCTGTTGTAGTAGGTAAAATTAAAGTTAACGAAGCACTTTGTCCAAAGGCTTTGGAAGCTAAGTATCTTCAGAAGGCATTGCCAACAGGAAGCAGATATGATTCTATTCCTTTTGAGCAAGAATATTCTGAGAAGAAGGCTTCTGTTATCGCTGCACAACTTGAAACTGCAATATGGCAGGGTTCAACTTTGAGTGCTGATGGTAACTTGAATAAATTTAAAGGATTTATCAGACATTCATTAGAGGCTTCTGCTTCTATCATTGCTGCAAATACTTCAACTTATATCTCTGGCGGTCCTGTTGCTTCAATCACTTCTGCAAACGTTATTGCAGTATTTGATGCAGTTTACTTGGCTATCCCTGCTAAGGTTGTTGCTAAAGATGATATGACTATCTTCTGTGGTCAAGACCTTTTCAGAACTTATACCATTGCTCTTAAGAATAGTGCAAATTTCCATTATCAAATTGATGCAAAAGCAGATAGCGAGTTCATCCTTCCAGGCACTTCAATCAAAGTTATTGCAGTTGCAGGTTTGAATGGTACAAACAAAATTTATGCTTGTCGTTTGAGCAATATGTTCTTGGGAACAGATTTGTTGAACGAAGAAGAGAAATTTGAAATCTTCTATGCAAAAGAAGCAGACGAAGTACGTTTTGTATCTGA